ACCCTGCGGTGTTTGATTCTGTCTATGAGTGGTTCACATCTGGCCCTCGCCAGCGATTACAACCCGGCGGGGCGATTATTATTGTGATGACTCGCTGGTCGAAACGTGACTTAACAGGCCAAATTCTCAAAAACGCAGGTAAAGATGGCGTAGATCAGTGGGAAATCATTGATTTTCCAGCAATCATGCCCTCTGGAGTGCCTTTATGGCCCGGTTTTTGGTCAAAAGACGCCCTAGAAGCGCTGAAAGCGGAGCTTCCAGTATCCAAATGGGAGGCTCAGTATCAACAGAACCCAACATCCGAAGAAGGCGCGATCATTAAGCGGGACCAGTGGATGATTTGGGAGAAAGATAGCCCCCCGCAGTGTGAATACATCATTCAGTCTTGGGACACCGCCTTTGAAAAGAACAACCGCGCAGACTATTCCGCTTGTACAACATGGGGTGTCTTCCAACACCCCAACAAGCAAGGTGATTTAAAGCCAAACATCATTCTTTTAGATGCGTTTAAACAGCGAATGGAGTTTCCTGAGTTGAAAAAGGCGGCTCTAGAACTTTGGCAAGAATGGCAGCCCGATACATTGATTGTGGAGAAGCGTGCCGCAGGTGCTCCGCTCATTTATGAGATGCGAAAGATGGGTATCCCTCTTTCTGAGTTTACACCGGGTAAAGGAAACGATAAGATCTCGCGTGTAAACGCAATCTCCGATCTGTTTGCTTCAGGTGTTGTCTGGTGTCCAGAGACTCGTTGGGCTGAAGAAGTGATGGATGAAATGGCTTCCTTCCCCAATGGCGATCATGATGACCTTGTTGACTCTTCAAGCCAAGCTCTGATGAGGTTCCGTCAGGGCGGGTTTATTTCAATTGACTCAGATGAGCCGGATGAACCCGTATATCGCAGACGCATGGAATATTATTAAGGACTCACATGAGTATCGACAAAGCAGTCAACCAAGCCCCTATGGGTCTTTCCGAACTCCTCGATGACATCGGCGTGGAGGTTGAATTAGACGAGCCTTTAGTCGTTGAAGAAGAAACCGTTGAAATTACTCTAGAGCCGGAATCGGAATATGACAGCGATTTTGATGACAATCTCGCAGAAATACTTGAAGAAGGTGTTTTAGGAAAGATTGCCTCTGAGTTGGTAGAACTCGTAGAGGCCGATATATCCTCCCGCAAAGACTGGGCAGAAAGCTTTGTCAAAGGCCTAGAAGTCCTTGGCGTGAACTATGAAGAGCGCACGGAGCCATGGAATGGAGCCTGCGGTGTTTACTCTACCGTTCTGACAGAAGCTGCCATTAGATTCCAATCGGAATCCATCATGGAGACTTTCCCTGCCGCTGGCCCTGTCAAGACAGAGATCATCGGTGCAATTGATAGATTGAAGGAAGAGGCAGCCGAGCGTGTTCAGGCTGACATGAACTTCAAACTTACGGAAGAGATGCCTGAGTACCGCCCAGAACATGAGCGCATGTTGTACTCTTTAGGTCTGTCCGGCGCAGCATTCAAGAAGGTCTATTACGATCCGGCCATGGAGCGTCAGGTTGCAGTGTTTATCCCTGCCGAAGACATGATTGTCCCGTATGGCGCTTCTAATCTTCAGAACGCAGAACGTGTTACCCATGTCATGCGTAAGACCAAGAATGAGATGCGCCGCCTGCAAGTCAGTGGGTTCTATAGAGATATAGACCTAGGCGAGCCTGTCCAGCATCTCTCAGACATTGAGAAGAAGAAAGCGGACCAACATGGCTACAAAGCCACCGATGACGACCGCTTCCAGCTCCTTGAAGTCCATGCGTATTGGGACTTAGAAGGCTTTGAAGACACGGACTCAGAGGGCGAAGAGACAGGCATTGGCCTTCCTTACGTCATTACCATTGATCGCGGAACAAACAAAATTCTAGCAATCCGCAGAAACTGGTTGGAAGACGACGCCAAGAAAACCAAGCGCCAGCACTTTGTGGACTACTGCTACATCCCCGGCTTTGGTTTCTACGGCATGGGTTTGATCCACATAATTGGTGGATACGCCCGCGCAGGCACATCTTTAATCCGTCAGCTAGTAGACGCAGGTACTCTGGCCAACCTTCCCGGAGGTTTGAAAGCCCGTGGTGCTCGTATCAAGGGCGACGATACCCCAATCCAGCCGGGTGAGTTTAGGGATGTAGATGTGCCAAGCGGCGTCATCAAAGACAACATCATGACTCTGCCATACAAGGAGCCAAGCGCTACCTTGTTGACTTTGCTTGACCGCATCACCGAAGAAGGTCGCCGTCTGGGATCTATCTCCGACATGAAGATCTCTGACATGAGCGCTAACGCGCCAGTCGGTACAACTCTCGCCTTGCTTGAGAGAACCTTAAAGACCATGGGAGCCGTGCAGGCCCGTGTCCACTACTCCATGAAGCAGGAGTTTAAACTCCTTAAAGGCATCATTCGGGACTACTCGCCCATTGATTATGAGTACGACCCACAAGGCAACGACCGTCAGGTCAAACAGGCTGACTACGACTTAGTTGAAGTAATTCCTGTCTCTGATCCAAACAGCTCCACCATGGCCCAGCGGATCATGCAGTATCAAGCTGTGATTCAGTTGGCTCAAGGCGCTCCACAGATCTATGACCTGCCAATGCTGCACCGCCAGATGATTGAGGTTCTGGGTGTGAAGAACGCAGAAAAACTAATCCCCGGCGCAGAAGATCAGAAGCCTCAAGATCCAATCAGTGAAAACATGGCTTTCCTTAACGGCAAGCCAACTAAAGCATTCATTTATCAAGATCATGATGCGCATATTGCAACGCACACTGCATTTATGCAGGATCCAATGATTGCCGCGCAGATTGGTCAGAACCCAATGGCGCAGAAGATCCAAGCGTCCACAATGGCTCACATTGCAGAACACTTGGCCTTCTTGTACCGCAAGAAAGTTGAAGAGCAAATTGGCGTACCGTTGCCAGCTCCTAACGCCAATCTTCCAGAGGATGTGGAAGTGCAAGTATCTCGTCTGGTTGCACAAGGCGCAGCGCAGTTGTTACAGCTTAACAAATCACAAGCTCAACAACAGCAAGCCCAGCAACAAGCACAAGATCCGCTCGTGCAGATGCAACAAGCTGAACTCCAGCTTAAGGGTCAAGCAGAGCAGACAAAAGCCCAGAAAGTTGCGGCTGACATTGAAATGGCCAAAGCCAAACTCGAACTTGAGAATAAGCGGATCGACACGCAGGCTCAACTCGACATGGCTCGTATCCAAGCGCAGGAAAAACAGAACAACCAAAAGGTTCAAGTTGACCTGTTTAAACGAGGAAGTTAATCATGTATGAAGATCAGGTTTTTAAATATCTTTTGACTGATCTTCAAGAGAAGGAGAAAAACCTTCTTGAAAGTCTTGGAGGCGGGGCAGCATCTGACTACCCCGCTTATCGAGAGATGTGCGGACAAATTCGAGGTCTACTGTACGCACAGTCTTTAATAACCGACCTTGTTCGAAAACTTGAAAGATATGAAGATGACTGAATTCGATGTCAGTGCGGTTGATTTGTCGGGTGTTTTAAACAAACCCGACGTGGAAAAGGCCAAGCAAGTGCCTGATCCATCTACCTATTACCTCCTCTGTATGCTTCCGAAAGCAGAAGAAGAGTTTAGCGAGACAGGCATTCTTAAGTCTGCCACCGCTATGCACCATGAAGAGCTTTTGTCTCCAGTTTTGTTCGTTGCAAAAATGGGTCCAGACGCTTACAAAGACGAAAAACGCTTCCCTTCCGGTCCTTCTTGCAAGGTTGGGGACTTCATTATTACCCGTCCAAACAGCGGCACAAGGATGAAAATCCACGGCACTGAATGGCGTTTAATCAATGACGACAGCGTTGAAGCTGTGGTTCAAGATCCTCGTGGCATCCAACGTCCGCATGTGTAAGGAATAAACCATGGCTGAAATTGAAAAAACAGAATTTGAATTTCCTGATGAAGTTGAGGAAAAACAGTCTCGTTTAGGCAGCAAAGTGGTTGAGCCTGAACCAGAAGAGCAGGTTAAAGATGAGCCTGAAATAGAAGTTGTAGACGATACGCCAGATGAAGACAAGGGCAGACAGCCCATGGCAACACCTCCCGTAGAGCCTACAGACGAAGAATTAGCCAATTATTCTCAGCGTGATCGCACCAAACTTCGTGAATTTACGAAAGGTTATCACGATGAACGCAGGGCTAAAGAAGCTGCGATCAGGGAAAAAGAAGAGGCTATACGCATTGCACAAGCAGTTTATGAAGAAAATCAAAAACTGAAAAACAATGTACACACCAGCCAAAGCGCTTTGCTGGAACAAGCCAAAAAGGTTGTCTCGCAAGAGGTAATTGAGGCTAAAAATCGGTACAAAGCGGCGTATGAGGCTGGCGACGCAGATGCTCTTGTACAGGCTCAAGAAGATTTAACCACCGCAAAGATGAAAGCGGAGCGTGTAAACAATTTTAAGCCTGCCCCTTTACAAGAGGAAAAAACTGTTGTACAACCCCAATATCAGCAAGCACCCCGTGTTGATACCAAAGCTGTTGAATGGCAACAAACCAATAAATGGTTCGGTACTGACAAGGAAATGACCGGATTCGCGCTGGCGGTGCATGAGAAGCTGGTTAACGATGAGGGCATCGATCCTCAGAGTGACGAATACTACAGACGCATCAACGGTAGATTGCGTCAAGTGTTTCCAGACAAGTTTGAGTCTGAGGAACCCGCTGATACGACGCAGCGTAGAAAATCAAACGTTGTTGCTTCTGCAACGCGCAGTGTAGCCCCTAAAAAGATTACATTGAGCGCATCAGAGGTGACTATTGCCAAGCGGCTAGGCATTCCACTGGAACGCTATGCTCGTGAGGTTGCGATATTAAGAAGGAAAGAAAATGGCTGAACAAATTCGTGAAAAAAGAGCTGCAGAGTCCCGTAAAAGTTTTGAGCGTCCTACGAGTTGGATGGCTCCAGCACTTTTACCTGATCCAAATCCTGAGGATGGTTATGCTTTCCGCTGGATTCGTATTGCCGCTCTTGGTAAAGACGACCCAACCAATATTTCCGGAAAATTACGCGAGGGTTGGGAACCCGTAAAAGCTTCTGATCATCCTGAGATTCGTATGTTTGGCAGCAGTTCCGAAGGGAGCTTTCCAGACAGCATTCAAATTGGTGGTTTGATGCTTTGCAAAACACCTGTGGAGTTTACGCAACAGCGTGACGCGTATTATCAGAAACAAGCTGATGCGCAGATGCAGTCCGTAGACAACACTTACATGCGTGAGAATGATCCGAGGATGCCTATGTTTAAAGAACGTAAGTCCACGGTCACTTTCGGTAAAGGTACTTAATTTTTATAGGAGGCTTAAATGCCATATCCAACCGTCTCGGCCCCTTACGGCCTACAACCGATCAATCTGATCGGCGGACAGGTTTTTGCGGGTTCTACTCGTGAACTACCTATCCAGTACGGCTATGCGACAAACATCTTTGCTGG